AAGAAAAAGTTCAAAATACAAGGCCTTTTGAACCCCCATCCGGGAGGAGTCCCCCCCGCACGGGAGACCCCTCACAAAAGCGAGGAATGGATAGGATTTGTCGGCTCCAAGACAATTTCAAGGAGTCGTTGCACTTCCTCACGTCGGGGGTGATTGACATCAACCGCCAACATCTCTGTGAGAAAGTGCGAAGCAGGGACCACCAGCGAAGCCCTGTCTATAGGCTCCAGGTAGTGGGCGGCATAAAGCGCAAAATCATCCGGAATATGAACACTGAACACAGGGTCGAAGATAGCGAACGTGGTCTTGCCGATTGCAAGCCCACCAAAAATCGCCTCCATTCGGCGCTGGCAACCAACAGTGATTCCAAATTGATTTTCAATGAAAGCTCTAGTGCTATCAAGCACAGGCCGCATAGGGATCGATGAGTTTCCAAAACTCATCTTGAGATCAAGAGCATCCATGGCCTGCCCAACTTTGATTTTGAGCCAAAGACTCTCATCTGAATCAAAGAATTTCTTCAATGAAATGCCACGAGTTCGCCGCAAATTCATATGAGCATAAGCCTGCAATATGGGATGTCCTGGGTATTGATGCGCGATGCTTAACGCCTTAGCTCGCGTGATTGACATCAATGTAGACGATCTAGCTCCTGCGTATTTTCTATCATGAAAAGGATTTGTGGAGAGGACATACACCGGATCTGTCACAGTGATGTTGTCCCATTTGTCACACAAATTACCGCAGAAGCTAGCAAGGTTCCAATCCTCGATCACCTGCATTTTAAGATCGAAACCGAGTCCATTAACAACAGTCGCATTTGGTCTCCAACCAGAAGGAGCAACATATAGCCCGTCGTCACCCTCAAAAACTCCCCGCAGTTCCCGAAAATCATGACCGGCCATCTCAAAAGTAAACATTGTTAATATAAGGTTTGTTATTCCATTGCCCAAGCTGGTGAACATTTCACCACTCATACGCTTGGCGATCACATGAGCCTTAAAAGCTGCAAACTCTATCTCGTTCTCACCTAATACCGCTTCATCAAAATGCCGCATAAAGTGCGAATGAGTGGCCAAGTGTTGCGTCATATAGCGAAATATCTCCCGCTCGAGCGCAAACATGACAGAATCGGAAAAGCCTGACTCAAATTTGGAATAATCCGTAGCAACATAAGTAGCTCCCTCAAGGGCCACGTTCTTACGAATGTATTGTGCGCGCTCTGCTACAGGCACGTACTTAACAAACCACGGCAATCTGAACACCTCATGCTCAATCGCCTTAGCGTAAGGCCCGAACAGCAACTTGCTGTAATCAGACCTGGCATAAATGCCACGAGCCGCTTTAAACGCAGTATACGACTCGTTTTTCATGTGACCTTTCACCTTGTATCGAAGATCTTTTCCCCTGTGCTTACCATAAAAAGCAAGCGACTCCCCAACGTTATAATCAGCTTGTCGAAGTTGCTCTTTACGCCTCTCATTGTAATTTGTGGTTTTCAACCAATCCTCAACGTCAACGCTGGTTTCTGGGGCCAGCGGAACCAAAAATTCTTCGCAAAATTTCTGGACAAAAGACAAGAGCATCGGTATCATAAATAAATTAACATTTCGAGTTGCACGTAGTACACGGGTCACAACCCCCAATCGCACTGTGGTGGTGTTGGCATTTGGGCGCGGTGCGATCGAGTTGCCCAAGTAAACGCCTTCACAGACGCCCACGTAGGGTTTTTTGAGTTTGTATTTTTTGTTATTGATCGCGCCCATAGAGGCCTTAGAGGATAAGGAAATGTCTTGGTCCCACCGCCCAACGACAAGTCCATCGATAGCATCATAACCCCTGATGCCAACGGGCCTGAGGCCTAAAACCACTCGGCGTTTGCCCCCTGC